TGTAACTCGTCAATTTGGACAGAATTTCCGAAACCTTACACTTGCCCAAAATGCACTTGACATAACCGCAACGGTTGCCGTCACGCAAGTCTGTAATCTGCGTGTCCACGATAGGATTTGTCTTTCCACCAAGCAGTTTCACTGTTGCTAACGTCAGAAAAGTTTTCGTGGAAGTGTCCTCCAAAATCGGTGCGGTGGGATTTGTTGCAGCCGTGCCTGACTTTACTTCAAGCTTGCAGGCACGAACGGAATCGCTGACATCACAACTGATTCCAATCGTCACAAATCGACTTAAAGATTCATCAATATAGCCACTTAAATCCAGCGTGTAAGCGGTGTCGTTGATGAAATAATGCCCATTAATCCATGCCTTGCCCGTGCCGATAATCACGCTGATTCCAAGCCCCGGCTTGATAGAAAAATTACTGCCATAGGTGTCAAAAATTCCGTTGCAAATCATGCCGGACAGATAGCTGTTAAAGTCCTCCGCCGTGTAAACTCTGTCCAGATTTTTCGCATTAAAAAATCCATATGAAAATGCCATGTTTTCCTCCTAGATTCTGAATGTTGGTGTGAGATTTTTGCCGTTTTGATCGAAACTTTCAATCATGCCTACAAGTTGAATTTTTGGCTGTTTTAAGCCAAATCGTTCATGCTCGACTGTGACAAAATCGCCCACAAAATAGTCCTTGTTGTACTGATATTGCTTGCTGTCAACGGCTATGGTGGATTCGCTTGTTTCCGTCACCGGAACAAGATTTTCTGCCCCTTTTTCCGCCAGCAATTCGATGTAATCTGCATCAGAAATTGGCATAGTTTCGTCTGCATTATTCTGTGTTTCCTGCGAAATATCTTTAGCGTCAACGTAGACTTCATAGCGGTTTAATTGCTCCGGTTCATCACCGGAAAAATACAACGTCCGCTTGCGCTCAGCACCCTCACCAGCACCGAAAACATAGGCGATATTTGACTGTTCGGACGTGTCAATGGAGTAGTTGAAAGTGAGAAGATTGTTGTAGGAATCCGAGAAAACAAGGTGAGCATTTTCGTCCTGCAAAATGCTTCTGTCAGCGCCCTCTGACAACTCAAATTTCATTGTATACAGACCGCTGCTTGTCATTGTTTCCACCAGCCGGATATTCGCCGTACCACCTGTGATTTCGCAGATTTTGTAAATCCACTCCATGAGATTATCGTAGCTGACCTGCAATCGTGCGGTTTGTTCCCAGCAAGTTCCGAAGACATCTCCAAGGGTCAATCCCGGAATTTTTCGGCTGCCGGATTGCATACAGTTCTGCCTTATCGCTGTCTGCAAAATCGTGCTGAATGCGGTCTGAGTTTGAAAATACAGCGTGGGATAAATAATTCTGCGGCTGAGCAGCGACATGAGAAATCTGCCTATAACGGTCAGATAATCGCCGTCCTCCGCATCCGTTTCAAGTGACACGGATTCTATAATCCCAAAATGCTGTTTATCATCGTCACGACCGACAATTTTACCTGTCTGAAAAATGGCGAGATTGCGTGCATTGGCAGCAATGTAAATCTCAAACTGACCGCATTCATAATATCGCACATCCCACAAAAGACTTGAAAAGCTGTCGCAGACGGCTTCAAGCATGATATTTAATCCACTGTCGGTTGACTCCATAGCATAAATTTCAATCTGCATTTTTCACACTCCTAAGTACGCATTTGTATGCATCAGCGTTACCTTCAGATTCTGCACGCCACGCAGTGCCTCTACATGAAATGTGTTCGCACCCTCTCGTAGTGTCAGCCACGTCGAGCCTGCCACAAGGCGGTTGATGATGTTGTAGTCAACGCCGTTTCTCGTCAGGGTGACTGTCTTATTTCCGGTTTTGGTGGTAATCGTAATGATGTCGCCTTTGAAAATCTCGCCCTTGATTTGCAGATATTCGCCGGTGTCGGCATTGTAAATCGTGGGCGTAGAAGCGGCAATTTCCGATACTGTTTCATTGGCAGAGGCTGTAATTTGTATCGTAAAACCGATTTCGTCGCCGTCATTCTGAATGGAAATATTATCCGTTTTGCTGTAAATTCCAAGCGGAAAAGGCTGGTCGCTTTCCGGAAACGGGAAGTGAAAAGCACCGGTAATCTGGCTGTAATAGGCATAAATCGGCGTGGTGCTGTACCAATAAATATCGGGACAGATAATCGAAATCTGCCCCGATGTCAATTGTTCAAAATTATTCATTTCACAGGTCTCCACATAGCCCTCCGCATACACGGAGATGTTGGCGGTGGAGTAGTAGATTTTGATGTAGCGTGACGGCTTGACTACTTTGTACAACTCGTGTCGCCTTTTCTCCACGTCAAAACCACGCATCTCAAAGGAAATGACCACATTGCGTTTATCGATAAAGGCGTTGTTGAGATAACTGCCGTCCATGCCAGCGTAGCTTGAGGTGCTGATTGTTCCGGCAGGCGGATTCAGCCCTTCGATTTTTGAGAACATGAAGCGGTTTGCGGTCTGCGAGAGGTCAATCTGCTGACCGGTTTCGTTTTCGAGGATAAGTTGGTATCGCATACGATCTCCTTTTTACGTATTCAGTGCATTTCGTGTCTGCCGATAAATCTCAAGCCGTGACAGTGATTTCGGACTATTGTTGGTCTGATTCACTGTCCGGCTGTTGTCGTTATTGTAGTTGTTGATGACAGTTCCGGTAGGATTGCTGTCTTTCATTGCTCCAGAGATGCTGTAATCTAAATCAGAATTCAGCGTCAGTTTCATAGCTTGTGCAACACCGGTTACAGCTTGTTCTACGTACTTTTTGCTCTTGTTGATACCCTTTGCAAGTCCCTTCATAAAGTCCGGCATCCAGCTTTCATAATCAGTTAGAGGGCCTTCATCCGGCACAGAAAAGTGCAGAAAACTGCGGATTGTATCTGCAACACTGGTAATCGTATCAGCAAGACTGCCAATCATGTTTTTTATGCCGTCAATGATGCCGCTGATAATGTCACGTCCCCAGTTCCACGCCTCACTTGCAAGTCCTGTGACAAAACTTTTCGCATTATTGAATCCGCTTTTTACCGTGTCAACAATTCCGCTAATTTTACCTGAAATTGCCGATTTGATGTTGTCCCAGATGCTTGAGACGGTGGTTTGAATGGCACTCATCACATTGCTTACAGTCGATTTGATTGCGTTCCAAACACTTGAAATAACGCCTGAAATCGTATTCATGACGCTGGACACTGCACCGCTGATTGTATTCCAGACAGAAGAAATTACCGACCAAATTGCATTCATATTGTCTGTGATAAAGCCGGAGATTGTATTCCATACAGTCGTTACAATATTTGAGATCGTGTCCATAACTGTGGAAATCACCGTAGAAATGGCATTCCAGATTGTTTCAAAAAGCGTTTTAATGCCCTCTAAAATCGGAGTGATGAACGCAACGATTGCATTCCAGATTGCAGAAATTTTCTCTGAAATCCAGTCCATGACGTTGCTGATGATAATGTGGATTGCCTCGAAAATCGTCTCAAAGAGATATTTGAAAGCCTCAAGCAGCGGTGAAATGAATTCATAAATCGTATTCCAGACGGTTGAGATAACGTTATAAATGGTATCAAGAACTGTAGAAATCGCCGTCGAAATCGCATCCCACACAGTCGTGATAACAAACTGCACGGCAGCGATTTTTTCAGATACATAAGTGTAAATTGAATTCCAGATACCAACAAAGAAATCACGAATGCCGTTCCATATAGAGGTGAAGAAGTCACCAATCGCCGTAAACGTGTCGGAAACAAATGTTGTGATGCTGTTCCAGATACCGACAAAAAAATCCTTGATTGCTGTCCAGACCTCGTCCCACGAAGTGCCAAACCAACCAAGGAAAACGTCTGCAATTCCCTTCAGAGTATTAAGAATATTCGTGAAAGTTGAGACAATAAAATTCCAGATAGAAGTAAAAATACCCTTAACACCGTCCCAGAGTTGACTCCAGTTGCCTGTAAATAGACCGATAAAGACATCCATAATGCCGAGAATGACACCAGAAATCTCCGAGAAAATGTCAGCAATATGCTGAAATACACCCTGAAAGACCGATGCAAGCAGATTGCAAAGACCGTCCCATGCGGCTTTTAGAACATCGGTGAAGCTCTCAAAATTGAATCCGAGTGCATTTAAACGGTCAACAATGCCCTGCGTAAGTCCAGTAAACGTTGTTTTTATCTGTTCCCAGATTCCGAGAATGCTATTTTTGAAATCCTCGTTTGTATTCCATAAATGCACAAATGCCGCCACAAGTGCTGCAATTGCCGCAACAATAGCGAGAATCACTCCCATAGAAACGCCCAACGCTCCGGTCAAAGCAGTGATGCCGCCCTGAACCGCAGTTATCATGGAGGGGATTTTCCCGACAAGGGAAAGAATACTTCCTACGCTTGAAATGACTTTGCCAATCACAATCAGCATAGGACCGACAGCCGCCGCAATCAACGCAATTTTCACAATTGTCTCTTTCATTGATGGGTCGAGAGCGTTCAGCTTGTCAACCATTTTCTGAATCACGTCAACGACCTGCTTGATGACTGGCATGAGAAGCTCACCGAATGAAATAGCAAGTCCTTCTAACGCAGATTTTAGAATCGTTATCTGTCCGGAAAGATTGTCAAGTTGTGTGTCCGCCATTTGCTGAGCCGCACCGCCGCTGTCAATGATAGACTGCTGTAAATCGTCCCAAGTGTCACCAGTATTCGCAAGCAGAGCGTTGACGGAGGACAGGTCAGTTTTATTGAAAATCGTGCTGATAATGTTATTTTTATCAGCCGAGGTCATACCCTCCATACTCTTATTTAGGTCACCGAGAATGTCGTTGAGAGAACGCATATTTCCCTCGGAATCGTACACATCAAGCCCTAACTGCTCCATGCAGGCGGCAGCGGTATCGGTTGGACTTTGCAAGGAAAGAATAACGTTACGCAAATGCGTACCACCCTCAGCACCCTTAATGCCGTTGTTTGCAAGAATGCCAAGAGCCGTGTTCAGTTCAGCAGTGCCACCCTTAATTGACTTTGCTGTCGCACCGATTGTGAGTATTCCTTCACCGAGCTGTGCAACGGAAGTATTCGTCGATGATGCCGTTTTTGCCATCTGGTCGACCATTTTCTCTGACTCATCAACGCCCATACCCAGTGCGGACATTGCGTCTGTCACCATGTCGGAGGCGGTTGCGAGGTCGATGTTTCCGGCAGCCGCAAGGTTCAGAACTGTCGGCAGAGTGTCGCATATCTGTTCCGTGTTGTAGCCTGCGAGGGCGAGATAGTTGAGAGCCTCAGCACAGTCGCTTGCGGAAAATGCCGTTTCAGAACCCATTTTCTTTGCAAGTGCAGACAGCGTGTCCATAGTGTTCACGGACTGACCATTTACGGTTGACATTGCATCCTTGGTGATCCCCATGGTTGCCTGTACTTGCGACATGGAGCTTTCAAAGTTGG